TGTAACCATACTCGGTTCGGTATGGAGAGTAGAATACAAGGCGCTTGTGAGATCAGATGAGGATGGATATACAGAACCTGATAGCAGAACAATAGTCATCCGGTCTGATAATATAGATGGCCTTGAAAATTTTGAGGCCGCACAGAGAAGATGGCTCAGACATGAAGTGATTCATGCATTCCATTTTGAAAGCGGTCTGGGATTTAATTATCAGCATAATCCCTTGGGGGTAGATGAAACCGTGACGGACTGGTTCGCCTATCAGTACCCCAAGCTTAAGAAAGCATTTATAGAGCTTGGATGCGATGAAGAAGTATAGGATTGGAGGAATTTATGAAAAGAGCGTTGATTATTTCGGGAATAGTTGTGGCAGCCATACTTCTGATTATTGGGATATTTGCTGTCACAAACAACAGGGCTATTTCCCTTGAAGAACAGATTATGTCAGCGAAATCAGATATACAGGTGCAGGAAAAACGCCGGACCGACCTTATCTATAATCTTGCGGACTGCGTAAAGCAATATGACAAGCACGAGGCAGAAACACTTCTGGCAGTCGTTAACGCAAGGAAAGAGGGCGACGACGTAGACATAGACGAGGTAAATACATTATTGTCTGTTGTTGCTGAAGCATATCCCGAGCTGAAATCAAGCGAGAATTACAGGGAACTTATGAATGAACTCGCCATCACCGAGAACAGAATCGCAGAACACAGGAAAACATACAATGACCAGATCAGGAATTATAACAAATATGTCAGGAAGTTCCCCCATAGGCAAATCCTTGGGATGATGGGATATGTAATCGCAGATTATAAGTATCTTGAATACGTCAAAGACGATACGCAACCAGTATCAAATCTGTTTGGGGATTGATTATGGAGATCACTAAGCGGGAAATACTATTCAGCATAATAATTATACTTATCATGTTCACCATAGGACTCTTTATCAACGAGAAAATATCGTCGCTTGCGGACGAAAAGAACCAAGAATACGAGCAGGCAGCAAAAATCGACGAAAACACAGAACTGTTTGAATATGCTATGAGGACGAATGCAGGAAAGGCTTTTGTCCATGGTGTTCTGAAGGCGGTGGATCCCGTGAGCATACCCGATATTGAGGGCGAGTATGCGACCATAAGGAAAACAGAAGAAAGATACACAAGACATACAAGAATGGTGACAAAGACAGATAGCGAAGGAAACACGTACACAGAGGAAGAAGTTTATTATACGTGGGATGAGACAGGGCATGAGGATTTTACTTGTACTACTATTTCCTTCCTGGGCCATGAATTTGAGTATGGAAAGATAGAGTTTCCCACGGCAAGGTATTTGAAGACTATCAAGAAGTGGGGGAACATCCGGTATGTATATGACGTGCGCGATACGGAATATGCCGGAACAATATATGCAAGACTGGCTGACAATACCATTTATAATGCCGAATTTATGGAAAAGAAAAACATAAATGAGGCCGTGGAAAGAATGAAAAGAAGCACCATAATAGGCAACATAGTGTTTTGGGTGCTGTATGTATGCCTGATAGGAGCTGCGGTATTTTGTTTCTATTATTTCGATAATAAATGGATAGAGGGTTGAATATGTATATTGTGGATTATGAGCAGCGAGAGGTCGTGAACATAGATCAGATTAAAAGTATTTCCGTTGAAAATAACAGGATAGTCGCAAACTTTGATACTACGGCTTACAGAATACTTGGATACTATAAGACTGCCGAGAGAGCAGATGAAGTATTTGCGGAAATGCTTAAAACCTGCTTCCCGCCAAATGCATTCATCATGGAAAACTGCGAGATCAACAAGGATGAGCTTGAAAAGGCGATTGAAAACCAAGGACCCCTTGCGATATCCGTCAAAGGGAATGGCAGCAGAGTATATAGGTATGATATAGGCGTTTATTATATGCCGAGGAAATGAGAAATGAGAGTAAAAGTAGGAGATATGGTACACGTTCCACGCGAAAAGCGCGGATACCGCATTATGGCGCGGGATGACAGATACATAATCTGTACAAAGCCGTGTTTTGGCACAGTCCTTTACTTCATAATTGATCTTGAAGATAAGTGGCGTGCACCAGACGATAGGGTTTTCTGTTCGGGATATGAAACAAAGGAAGAGTGCGAGGAACGGTTATTTGAATTGCAGACCGGGGAAATAGCACTGAGCAGAAGAAGGGGAATATCGCTTGATATAGAAATCGAATAAATACAGACAGAGCCGCCAGAGCCGTGAATGAGGGATATTATGGCTCTGTCTTACGAAGAACTTAAGAGAATAAGAAAAGAATTAAAAGCAACCGACCTGACTTCCCCAAGCAACTTGCTTGATATGCTCGGAGTGGCAAATGCTATCAGGCAGTACAATATGCGCGATTCATGGGATATGGCATGGGACGTAAAACTCAGGGCAAAGCGGTTGTCATATACCGACGAACGATGCTTTAAGATATATCTGAGATCGCTGCTTTATCTGGCGAGCGAACACAAGCACTTTGACAGCTACATGCTCTATGTGGAAAAGAATCGCGAACCGGAAGAGCAGTTCTATCTCCCGAGACGAAATCAGTTTATGGCCTGCGGCATAGTAAGCGCCATGCAGAAGCTGATAGACGACGAACTTGATATATTGTCGATCTCATGTCCTCCGGGTGTTGGTAAGACAACCTTGGGCGAATTTTTTATATCGTTCGTCATGGGGCACTATCCGAATGTATCAAACCTTATGTCTTCCCATTCCGGGTATATGACAAGGATGTTTTATGATGCAGTCCTGAATATTATCCAGTCGAATGAGTATTGCTGGCAGGATGTATTCCCGAATGTTCAGTTTGAAAGCACGAATGCGAAAGAGGAAACGATAAACCTTGACAGGTGGCAGCCGTTCAAGACTCTTACTTGCAGGCCAATTCGAGCTTCCCTTACCGGTGTGACTCGTTGCGAGGGATTTCTTTATTGTGATGATCTCGTGTCCGGTATCGAAGAGGCATTATCGAAAGACCGACTCGACAAGCTCTATGGGGAGTACACGACCGATCTTAAGTCACGTAAGAAAAAGAAAGCAAAAGAAATCCACATTGCTACAAGGTGGTCAGTCCATGATGTAATCGGAAGACTGGACAGGCAGTATGCAGGCTCTGATCGTGCTGAATTTATTGCAATACCTGATATAGACCCCGAGACGCAGACAAGTAATTTCGATTATGACTACGATCTTGGGTTTGATGTAAAGTATTTCAACGATATGGAACTGTCAATGGACGATGTTTCTTATCGCTGTCTTTATAAGTCGGACCCGATAGAACGTGAAGGAATCCTTTATCATCCTGACGAGCTTATGCGCTATTTCGAGCTTCCTTCAGACAAACAGGACGAGGAAGGCAACCCGATAATCAATGAGCCTGATGCAATCCTGGCCGTATGTGATACCAAGGATACCGGTAAAGACTTTAATAGTATGCCGATTGCTTATCAGTATGGCGATAGATTTTATCTTGAAGCTGTTGTATTCAAGAACATTGATCCCGGAACACTCGATAAACTCAATGCGGAAATGCTCGTAAAACACCATGTACAGCAAGCACAGTTTGAGAGTAACCGCGAAGGTTCAAGGACAGCTAATGAAGTGGAACGCCTCGTTAAAGAAATGGGCGGCAGAACCCATATTACAAAGAAATACAGCACGCAAAATAAGGAAACAAAGATAATCGTAAATTCCGATTGGGTAAAGAAACACGTATATTTCAAGGATCCGTCCATGTATGACCCACGTGATGATTATGGAGTATTCATGGCGCAGGTATGCAGCTGGACACAGTTAGGTAAGAACACGCATGATGACGGCGTTGACAGTCTTGCTATGCTCGCTCTATTCGTAGATAACCTTGAAGGCGGCAGGGCAGAAGTACATAGCAGATCGGCATTGGGGATATAAGGGGATAAACGTATGAATTATTGGTTTTCCGTGAACTTGAAACGATATCGGGAAGAGAGAGGATTGTCGCAACGACAGCTTGCCAAGATGATTAACACATCACAGCCGATAATCAGCGCATGGGAAAACAATATGAAGTATCCCCTGATAGACAAAGCGTATGATGTCGCCAAGGCTCTTGATATCAGCATTTCACAACTCTTAGATTGTCCCGAAAACTTGACACTATAAAAAAATTAAAAAAATCGTAAAATGCACTTGACATTAAACGTTCGCTACGCTAAACTTGTAAGCGTATAGCAAAGCGAACGCAACGAGGAATGTCAATGATAGAATTACTGGAACACAACAAACCTACATACGCAGAGTTATGTGAGAAATTAGAATCCAATAATAGGGTTGCACTGATACAGGCTACAGGCACAGGGAAATCCTATATTATCGGGAAATACCTTGAAGAACATAAAGGTAAGTCGCTTATATTGGTTCCAACCAATGCAATAGGAGATCAGTGGGAAAAGCTCCTGAGAAAAACAGGATGTGATTTCACCATTGACACATATCAGGGAATGTCCGCACACATTGACGATGAAACAAATTATGACATTGTGGTAGCAGATGAGATGCATCACTTGGGCAGCAAAGTATGGGGAAAATCTTTTGTAGATAGATTCTTAAAAAACGAGAGTCAAATAATAATTGGAGTAACCGCAACAGAAATTCGCTACCTTGATAATTCGAGAGATATGGCTTATGAACTCTTTGGCAATAATACTGTGCGCGGTTGCAATCTCGAAGAGTCGATTATAAATGGCATCTTGTCGCCGTTTAAATATATATCTGTTTGGTATGAGTCTGATAAAGAAATAAAAAAATATTTGGAAAAGACCAAACAAATAAAAAGCGGGAAAAAAGATATACTGGCGAATGAAATATTGGAATGTAAAAAAAATATAGCGAGTATTAAAACCGCATTCAGGGAGAATCTTGGGGATAATAAAAAAATAATAGTTTTTCTAAATAGTATAAAGTCGATAGAAAGGCATAAAACAGAAATCACAAAAGCAATAGGCGCAAAAAAAAATTACAGCATTTCCTCTCTCGACACAGATAAAAAAATTGCGGCAGAGATAGAAAATTTTGAAAAACAGGTCGAATTGTCGGTTTTATTTTGCGTGGACATCTTGAACGAAGGGGTGCACTTAGATAGGGTTGATACGGTTGTTTTTTTAAGAACAACAAAAAGTCCACAGATATATTTCCAGCAGCTTGGTAGAGCTTTATCTGCTGACAACAAAAATCCCATGGTTTTTGATTTTGTATGTAATAGCAGGAGCCTCCGTAAAATTTCCCGAGATAGTTTTATAAATAATGACAGAGATATCGAACGAATAAACAGGAATCTTCCGAAAGAAAAACAAATAATTGTTAGTAGTTACACCAAAGAACTAACAGATTTATTCGATGAAATAGATGATCTTTTGAGAAGAAGAAAATATACAGAAGAGGAAATAGAATTTGTAAAAAGACATCCGGAAATGAATGCAATCGAAATTGCAAAAAAACTGGATCGGAATGTTTCATGTATATACCAGATTGCCAAGATATACAATCTTGAATTACGAAAGGATAAACAAAGGCATGACGAGGAAACCGTCAATAAGATCATAGAAAACAAAGAAAAAAAGATTAACGAAATTGCTCAAATTGTCGGTATTCCCGAAAGCACAGTATCATCCATCATGCGCAGAAAGAAATTTAAAAAAAGAAGGATAACTAATTTTTGGGGTGACGATGAGATCAAAATACTGAAGGACATTTCTTTGTCGGCGGATGAAGTGGCTAATAGGATAGGAAGAAGTCATCAAGCCATACAACTAAAAAGAAACCAATTAGGTATTTATGAAAAAGAAAGAAAAAAAGAAATAATAGTATGCCTATTTGATAAAGGTTGGAAATTGAGCGAAATAGAAGAAAAACTCGGATTAACACATCAGTGGGTTAGAAAAATATTGATAGATAATGGAAGAATAAAAAAACAAGTAAAAACTGGTGTGGGTATCGGTAAAAAAAGAATAGCTCAAATTGAGAACGGAGTACAGCTGAGAGTTTATGATAGCGCAGTAGAAGCTGCAAATGATAATGGTTTCAAGAGTCCGGGAAAACTTAATCAAGCCGCGCGTGTGGGAGGTAAATCATACGGATTCTATTGGAAATATGTTTAGGACACCGACACGGACTGTCGGATAAGGCGAAAGCCGCCCGATAAGGTTCCCCCGCTACCTATCTTATCGGGTATAAGGGTTATTAGTTCAGTTGGTAGAACGCCTGACTGTTAATCAGGAAGTCGAAGGTTCAAGTCCTTCATAACCCGAGTAGTTCTGGAACTGCCCGCTTTAAAAGCGAGTATGCAGATTAAGAAAAGGTCGCACGAGGCCTGCATACTTAAAAGGCACACAAAATACTTGGCAGTGGTAAATAAGTGGCTTAGCGCAGAGGTACAGAGAGTAACGGCAATCTCCAATAATGTAGGCGCGTATATCTATGCGATCAGAATACGTAAGCTATTACAGGCGCTCACCGTGACAGCCGGAGAGACGGCGCATCCGTTGAGAGGAGGAACATATGGAAGTCAAGAGAAGAATCAAGATCAGGACAAATCAATACGCGATAGGCGATCAGATGACCATTAAGTTAAGTGGTATCGGTAAGTTTACAGCAACAGTACAGAAAGTCTATAACGACGGGAGCGCACTGTGCTTTTTTGATGATTGCGTAGCAAGAAAGCCCATGAATAGGAACGGCAAAAATGAGGGTGGTTTCTATGAGGCTGACCTGTGCGAATGGATGAATACGGAATTGATAAAGACATTTCCGCAGAAAATTCTTAAGAGGATGAAGCCGGTTCACGGCAATATGATGTTGCGTATCCCTACGCGCGGTGAAATGTTCGGTAAGGACGATTACAGTCAACATTACGAAGAGGAGGATATCAAGCAGCTTCCTTTGATGAAAAAACGCAGGAATCGCATATGCTCCGATCTCGAAGATGACTATTGCTGGTATTGGTTATTAAACCGTGACGTTGCGACCGCGACGTCCTTTGCGATTGTGGCCTCCGGCGGCGGTGCGTACTACTACGGCGCCTCGAGCTCTCTTGGCGTTCGCCCCGCTTTCATAATCAATAATCTTTAATCCCCGCCCTTTATGGGCGGCATGAGGTAGAAACTATGGTTATTTCTTCAATAATTGGAAAAGCAGTGGTATCGACAATAGACGTTCTTCTGTCATTGGCCGTGCTGTATTCGATGAAGCATTCATCCAACCAGAACTCTACCGGCTCAGAGTTATTTGCGGCCATACTGACCGCTTTTAACATAATGGCAATATGGATATAAGGAGGATAGGAAGAATGAGAAAAAGAAGAAGGATTGCTACAGTTTTAATGGTTATCGCAGTAATGACGCTCATTATGGCAGTACCGGTTGCAGCGCAGGAGGTCACCGACCCCAACAAGGTTATCAAGGAAGAGACTTTTGTTACAGGTGAGGACGCACTTGCAAAGGAGTTTCAGAACTCTGAGGTATGGCGCTCGGACAACTACATCAAATACCTCGACGGTGTGATCTACAATCTCAATGAGACTGTACGCATCAAGCAGGAAGTGGTGACCAACTACAAGTACCTGGCGCAGTACAACCCTTATTACAATACGCTTTTACCGCAGGCGGAACGTGATCTTGCACAGGCAAAGGCATGGGTTGACTATTACAAAGCATATAAAGTCAAGGTGCAGGCAGATTTTAGCGTGAAGTATCCGAGATAGGGAGGATATGAAACGGTGGTGGCGGAATGGAACACGCTATACGTGAGCATAAGCGAGTGGTAAATGCAGAGCGTTGAGGAACACCCAGGTCTCGACATCCAGGAGTGAAACCGTGCAGGGTTCAAGTCCCTGCCCACCGGAGAGGTCAACTTTTTTACTGCTTATTTATTGACCATAACTTAAATGAAGCGGCGCGGGTAAGTCGCGACATAGCTGCTTCCATAGGCTTGGGGCGTTATAAGGGGCTCGATTCCTCTTCTATGGGATTAAGGGAGGGTATAAAGATGACACATGAAGAATTTATAGAAGAGATTGCGAAGTATGCCAAAAAATATGCCCCGCAATTCAACATTAAGGTAATATCGCCGATCATTGCTCAGGCATGTTTGGAATCCGGTTACGGAACGGGTATTTATCCCGACAACAGGAACAAAGTCCGAAACCCTATAACCGGAGAGTGGAGGCACAACTATTTCGGAATGAAATACAGACCAAACAGGGTTACCTGCAATAAGGGTTACTTTAATTCGTCTGGGTCCGAGCAAAAGGCAGATGGTAGTTATGTACCTATAGAAACAGACTGGTATTCGTTTGACAGTATAGAAATGGGCGTTCTTGGGTATTTCCAATTTACAAATTGCTCAATCTATTCGTCCATACATGGTGTAACTGATCCGTATCAGTATTTGGTGAATATCAAGGCGTGTGGGTATGCATCATCAAAGGACTACGTGAAAAATGTCTGGAACACATTACAGGACAATAATCTTACGAGATTTGATTCTGTTGCGACAACGACACCGGTTACGCAGAAAACAGAAGGAATAGTGGTAGCTATTGATGCGGGCCACGGTTCAAACACTGCCGGAAAGAGAACGCCGGATGGATATCGCGAGCACTGGATAAATGTAGCTTGTGCTGCATTCTGCGAAATGGCCCTTAAGCGGTGCGGGGTCAGCACGGTCCGCGTAGCGTGGGATGACGGCAATGCCAAAGATGATGAAGATACGCCGCTTGCAACAAGGCAGAAGATCATAAAGGCGAACAAGTGCCAGGTATCTGTAAGCTTTCACGCGAATGCATATAGCAATGGGTGGAACGATGCACAGGGAGTTGAAACGCTTATAAGTAATTCTCATCCGGCAGATTCCCTTACACTTGCGAAATTGGCACAGGCTTATCTCATACAGGGAACAAAACAGAGAAACAGGGGTGTTAAGACACAAAGCCTTGCAATGTGTAACTGTCAGACCATGGGAACCAAAGCATCAATACTGGTTGAAATCGGTTTCATGACCAACAAAGCCGAAGCTGATCTCATGAAAACAGATAAGTTTTGCAAGGAGCAGGCCGAGGAAGTTGCCCATGCTATATGCGATTACATAGGTGTTAAGTATATCCAGCCTACGGATTCTGTCATAAATGAGATAGTGCAGGAAGTCAAGAACACACCTAAGCAGGCCGGAAGCTATCTTGTGAAAATAAATACTAAAACCTTAAACGTCCGCGCCGGTGCAGGCACACAGTATCCGATAACCACCAACGTAAAAATGGGTCAGGTCTACACCATAGTTGAAGAAAAGGACGGTTGGGGAAAGCTCAAAAGTGGAGCCGGATGGATCAAATTGTCATACACAATTAAGGTATAGTTCACTGATATGCTGTCTGTTTACAGACGGTCTATGTCAGAAGTTATATAGGGGCTGCCGAGTGCGCAGGTAGCCCTACAGGGAGATAGTTTAATGGTAGAACAGCGCTCTCCAAAAGCGTTGGTGCGAGTTCGACTCTTGCTCTTCCTGTGCCGAGATAACCGATCTCGTTAAACAGGTTTGGTTGGTTAGCTATCCAGAAGAAACCTTGTGTAAATCTTTAGGCGGCAGCCGAGGCAACAGCCCGAGAAGGGTGAGCGAGTATCAGGGGGAAAAGCGAACGTACCGCTATCCGTATTGTGCAGCGTGTGATAGCAAGGGTGGAAGTAGCGAGAGGGCACATAGCCAAAACACCCACAGCCTCTAATGGTGCCAGAGGTATATGCCGTGGTAGCTCAATGGTAGAGCTTTTTATAAGCGCAATCCTGTTTGGGATTAAGACAGCAATTATTCTTCAACAGTCTGAAAAACTGGAGATGCCGGTTCGAATCCGGCCCATGGCTTAGGGCGGTAGCTCAGGTGGTAGAGCGACGATTATATGCGTCATGTACGTGGCGCTTACAGCGAACTATTTTATGCTGAGGGAGCCGTATGTCGCAGGTTCGAATCCTGCCCGCCCTATCTGGGATACATACAGCAATATAAATGGATATGACTGTTAATCATACACCCAAGGTATCCTGTAATGGTGAGATAGTTCAGTTGGGAGAACGCCAGCATCGTCAAACGAATCCTTGTAAGGGATTCTGACAGCAAAATAATGACAAGCCAGCTGGTTGTCATCGGTTCGATTCCGATTCTCACCCCTTTGCTTTTTGGCCACTAAAGGACCGCTTGACGGGCAGGTGCGCGGCCGTCAATCCAAAAGGCAAGGTCGAAAGTGAAGACGCACCATACAACGCCCCGATCATCCTCACGGCAGAGGATACGATCATATGGGTGATCGGAACGGCAAAAGTTTACGGGTTCAACTCCTGTCGGGGCGATTTGTGACGCAAGCAGCAAACATAAGCGTATGATTCGGGATCATAACAGCCAAAAGCGTCATGACAAGAAAGAATCCCATAATATTTATTGTGACTCTTACAGCAATCTTAAGGTTAAACAATCTTCTTAAAAAAGGGCGCGAAACGGTTCGATTCCGTAAAGAGTCATGGAAAGGAAAGGTATTATCTATGAATTTTGCAGAAGCAGCAAAGCAGAAAGGAAGTTTTACCAGGACAGAAAACGGTGCGGTCGCACTCAATACTACCGGAAGTAAGTTGCTTGATTTGTTTGGCTCCATAGGTTCATTACGTGGGGCTGACAAAAATCGTATCACACGTTTATTT